CACCGACAATGGCAACGCCATTGTTGATGCCTGTGAAAGTCAAAGGCAAAACTTTGCCTTTACGAACAACACCGAAAGCCTTGCCGTCAGGCAAGAGTCTAAGTGGTCGTTGTGCTGAAAGCACAGTATCGCCATTGTCGTTAACGAAGTTAACGTCAAACGTGGTAGTTGTGTGAGTGAAAGTCATAAAGTTCCTTTTCGCTGATTGAATCGAAGATTCAACCCAAACCATTTGGGTGAAGCTACGCTTCAGTTTCGTCATTCACTTCAAGGTGGTAGGTTTTATACCCCTTACTTCGTAAGGGGTTAAAACCATAACCAGATTTTGCTGTTTCGTGTGCTGTGTGTCATGCTCGTGTGTCATGAAAGATAGCTGAAAGTTTGGTTTCAAAATCGGTAGGTTATGGGTTTTATACCCCTTACTTTAGTAAGGGGTTAAAACCCTATAAAAATCGGCTCCTATTGTGTGCGTCTACGTGTGTCACACGAGTACGACAGTTTAGTTTTATACGTAGTATAAACCTAAGAATGACAGCATTTTCACTTCGTGAAGTAGTATTTCGACCTCTCGAAGCTAAAGCTTCGAAACGTTTGGAAACCCTATGCACAACCTTAATAAGGTTGTACATAAGTGGCAAAAACCTAGGGAAACAGACACTAAAGTGTCTGAAAACTGTGCCAATCGCTGTGCATAATGCGATGGGGGGGTATGTACCCAACCCGCCTCCGCACAAGTGCCACGTTGCTGTTCGGTACTCACATAAAATTCTACATAACTATGAATGTCTGTATGGAAAAGGAGACACTGTATGACTATAAACAATAGACAAAAAAACTTAAAGGAAGCAAAAATAACTGCTACTCAATTTGCACAAGCTATAAAAAGCTTAGACTTATCAACGATTTCTGATCCTGAGAAAAGAAAACGTGCAATTATAGAAAGAGTATTAGCGATTATGGCAGAAGAGATAAAGGATCCTGTCTCTAAAAAAAAATTGCAAACTGAATTGAAAACTTTGGAATTTCATAAACGCAGTTTAGGAATTTAACATGGTGTCACGACAAGAAGCTGCACGTCAGCTTCTCAAATTACGAAATGCTGATGAGACATTTTTAGGTTTTGTAAAACTACATCACGCAGATTTCAAATTAGCAAAATTCCAAATCGATTTAATCAATAAGTTAGATGCTGTTGAGAAGGGTAAGATAAAACGATTAATGATTAATATGCCTCCAAGACACGGCAAGTCATTTTTGGCATCTTGTTTATTCCCTGTTTACTACATGGGAAGAAATCCTGAGCGTGCCGTCATGTGTGTTACCTACAACTCAGAATTATCCATGACATTCGGAAGACAAGTCAGACAATATGCAAAGGATCCATACACTCTACAAACTTTTAATAAGTTTGAGTTGTCTACTGATTCTCGTGCTGTTGATCATTGGGGTACATCTCGTAATGGTGTCTACTACTCTATAGGTTTGGGTGGTACAACAACAGGTAGACGTGCCAACCTCCTCATTATTGATGATCCTATCAAGTCTCGTGAAGATGCAGACTCAGCAACACAACGTAACAAAGTCTGGAATTACTACGTAGCCTCCCTACTCACTCGTCTGCAACCATTGGATCAACCACCAGCTGTCATCTGTATTGCTACTCGTTGGCATCCAGACGACTTATGTGGTCGTATTCAAAAACAAGAAGATTGGAATGAATGGGATCACATAAACTTTCCTGCCATCCTAGAAACAGAATCTACAAATGAAATTCGTAATCCTGAATACGCACACCTCCCCCTGGCAAAAGTATCTCGATACAAACGCTACATTAAATCAACACAAGAGAAACCTTTATGGGAAGAAAGGTTTCCTATGGCAGACTTACGTAAAATGGAAAAGCTTAATCCTCGTGAGTTTGCTGCACTCTATCAACAACAACCATTCATCAAGGGTGGTAATATGATTAAGACAGAGTGGTGGAAATATTACGACACCAATGATTTTGAAGAATCACAATTAACAACTATCATCATTGCAGTTGACACAGCATTTAAGAAAACAACGACTTCCGACTACTCCGTAGCCGTTGTCGCTGGAATGACACAAGAAGGAGACATCTACATTGTAGACATTAAACGATCACGATTTGAGTTTCCTGATTTAAAGCGTGCCTTAATATCTCTCAATACCAAATGGCGAGGTAAAGGATTACGTGGCATACATATAGAAGACAAAGCATCAGGCATGTCACTCATACAAGAGTTAAAAAATCAATCAGGTATGGCAATCATTCCGTACAAAGTATCGACAGACAAAGTTACTAGAGTAGCAGCTGTTACAGACTTAATAGAAGGTGGTAGAGTTTTACTACCACGCAACGCTATATGGTTAGATGACTTTATTGAGGAAACAGTTTCATTTCCTAATGGTACACATGATGATCAAGTAGATGCATTATCAATGGCATTAGATAAATTATCACGCATGTCATTTAATGCAGGAGAGTTAGAAGTTATTCCTCTTTCATCAAAAGGATCATTAGCATCTGCATTAGAGAAGACTGGAGATTGGTACGGATGGGGAGAATAAGGGACGACACAATTCCCTTTTTACACCTATTACTAAACACTTTAACATTAACATAAAGCATACATGGTAAGTAATAATATATACGGAGCAAGTTACCGAGACATTCACGTAGATTCACCTGATAACATTGTTGTCGATTTATCTCGTCACATTAACAAGCTACAAAACTACGAAGATATATCAGACGACTTAAATCAAGAAGAGGAATCAAAAATTGTTGAATACATACATTCAATGATTGATATGTCTCATGATAAAATTAAAAACAGATACGATCATTGGCGTGAAGCTGATCAGGCACATGATGTCTATGTTAATCCAACTGCTACAAAGTTTAGAGAAAAAGCTGTAATTGCCGATACTCGTGCAATAGCAGATACAGTAACAACTTATTTGATGTCTGCATTGGCAGGAAGAAACCCCATGTTTATGTTGGAAGGTTTAAATAGAAAGTCAAGAAAAGTTGCTGCTGTATTAGAAAGAGTTTTACATCAACACATGAGACGTACAGCTGGTGAAGCAAAGGTTGCACAAATGCTTCTCGATTCAGTACGATATGGTTTTGCACCAACAAAAGTTATTTGGGATAATAAAACAAATCAATCAAAGCTTGTTAACTTTGATCCTCGTAGATGTTTTCCTGATCCTCGTGTTAACTGGGGTGACTGGGAAAATATGCAGTACATTGTTTGTGCAGATTTTCAGTCATACAATTCTTTAGTACAATCAGGTTTATATCCTAAGTTAAAAAAATATCCTGGCTTAAGAAGTATATCTCCTATCAAAGCAGGATGGAATGCACACAAGTGGCAACAAGATAGTGGTAGAGGTTTATCTATTGACCCAGCTGACTCATCACAAAAACGTACAGGCAATTCTTATTTTACTTTAGGTGATGCACGTATGGTTGATGAAGCATGGATAAAATTATCTGGTCATGAAATTGGTATACCTTCTATTGAAACTATTTATTTAGTTGTAGCAATTCTTGATGAACAAGTTGTTATTCGTTTTCAACTTAACCCTTATGGTCAACAACTTCCTTTTGTCTTTGGTGGATTATATCCTGATTCACATAAAACATATGGTCAATCACTATACGATATTCTTTTACCCGTGCATGACATTGCTACATGGTTATTACGTTCAAGAGTAGATAATGTACAAGCAGCATTAAACAATTTAATCTTTGTTGATCCAACACAAGTTTCGGTGCCTGATCTTATTGATCGGAATCCTCATGGTATTGTTCGTACATTGCCAGGTGCTAAACCAGGTGATGGTGTATTCATATCACAAATACCCGATGTAACGAAGGGTCACTGGGGAGACATCACACAACTATCTGAATTAAAACAACGACTCTCCGCAGCCTCCGATGCACAACAAGGTATGCCAACTGGTGAAGTTCGTACAGCAACAGAGATTGCTCGCCTAACACAGTTAGGCTCACAACGACTAGGTGGATTGGCACGTATTATGTCAGCAACAACAATGCGTCCAATGGTTAGAATGATGGTTGCGAATATACAAGATTCTATTTCTTATGATGGATCAATTAAAATGGATCCGTACAACATGCCTACACAATTAGCTGACATGGTGGACGATGGATACATTGATTTCAGTATACAAGATTTACAAGGCGATATTGATTATTTGGTTATAGATGGATCACTTCCTATTGAGCCAACACGTAACGCTGAAACGTGGATGAATATGTTGAAGGTAATGGGAGAAACAGGATTAAACATGGAATACAACACAGCTAAAATTGCTGAAGAAGCAATTCGATCAATGGGTATATCTGATTTGGATCAGTTCCGTATTTCTAAGGAACAACAATCTCAGGGTCCATCACCATCACAACAAATGGCAATGATGGAAAAAATGCGTGGTGCTTCTGTACAACCTAATGAACAAGTTCAACGTGATGTTGAAGCAGGTAATTTAGTTCCAATGATGGATGCAATGGGAGGTAGACGATGACAAAAACAATTCCAAATCCAGAAATA